GTCTTGCCTTATAGGTGTTAGTCCAGCACCAGGATCTGGAAGAAGATCATTGCTGGGTACTGAAAATTCATAAGGTGGTACGAAGTCATCTAACGTACCATCATTTGCAATAGGTGTGCCACCAAGATTAGGAAGCGGTGGTGCCATAGGTGCTGGGACTGGAAGATTGGGTAGATAGTTACGTAATCCATTATCAGGCATTTCAAGATTACCACCTGGGCCGTAGCTACCAAATCCTATTGGAATACCTGGGCCTGGGTTATTCCTTAACTCTTCAAGAGCGTCCAGCGTAGCTTGTGAAGGCATTTTGCCCTGTGGTGCTGGGGTTGGAATCATACCTGCTGCTGGATCTCTTGGCATATAATCTCTAGGATCGGCTGGAGGCTCTGGCATAGGCTGCATTCTAGGATCATTTATTCCATCGTTGCCTCCTACTCCTCCTATAGAAATAAAATCATCTCTAGGATCTCTAGGTGGTGGCATTCTTGGTAATTGATTTCTAACTGGAGGAAGTTGTCTTCTAAACATATCTCCAATAGGATCGCCCATAGTATCTGTAGGCATGAAAGCTTGTTCTGGTTGCATTGGAGGTCTGTAACCTTCGGGAGTAAAGTAAGCTGGGCCGCCTTGAATTAAAGTAGGTCTAGGAGGAGCAGGTCTAGCCATAGCTGATCCCATGCCACCAACAGAGTCTCTGCCAGGTATGCCTTTTCTCATAGCGTTTTTAAATAATCCCATTAGGAAATGCCTTTAAACTTAGTACCTCTAAGAGCAGCACCGCCACCTCTTGATTCTCCACCGCCATACCCTTGTGGTTGTGGTGCAGAGCCATTAGGAATTTTCTTAAGATCAGAATAATTAACAGTACCTTGATCTTTAATCGTTACGCTTGATTTTACTTTTTTCATATTACTTTCCTTTTTTAGTTGATTTTTTTTTTCTTGCTTTGCTCAAGGCAATAGCAATAGCAGTTTTTTGTTTCTTGCCGCTTTTAACCAACTCACCTATATTAGCAGATATAGTCTTTCTACTGCTACCTTTTTTTAGTGGCATTTTATTTTTTGTTCTTAGTTCCTGCTGGTCTGCCTTTTTTCTTAGCTACGGTCTTAGCTTTAGGCTTAGACTTAGTTTTAGTTTTTGGCTTTTCTTTTTTAACTTTGACTGCGGTTTCTTTAAGGAGCTTCTCAGCATCTTTGTCTGCTTTCTTGGCGATTGCTTCGATATCGATTTTTCTATCTGCATCTTCATTGATGATCGTCCCATTGCCATTGTTAATCTCCTCTTCTTTTTTAAGCTGTGCTTTATTAACAGCCTGCATTTTTTGTCTAACTGAACTCATAATTATCCTCTCATTATATCCATTGCTTTAAATTGTGCGGCTTGATCCATACGATCTCTAGCTATGTCGTCCTTCATTGTAGCTATTTCTCTTTGAATTGCCAAACGCTGTTCTGCAAGATTGGTATTCTCCATAGATTTCATAGCATCAAACTCTTGTCTTTGTGCAAATTCTTCACGTTTTCTTTGTACATCGTCAGCCTTAATATCTAATTCCTTACCTCTTAGTTCTACTAAAGGATCAGGCTGTGGTTGTGGTGGCATAAACATAGCATTAATTTGTTCTGTTAACTGAGCAATAACTGCTGCTATATCTTTAGCAACTTTATTTTGAAGTTGTTGCTGATACTGTTGTGCCATTTCAGGCGGTAACTGTTGCATCTGTTGCATCATTTGCTGGAACTCTGGATTCTGTGCATTTTGCTCATCAACTATTTCAGCAGATCTAAAAGATACATGCTGATAAATATGTGCTTGAATTAAAGATAACACCATAGGATTAGCTTGAGCTGTCATAGTTCCGTATAAGGACATGTGAGAGTTAATGTGTGCATCATGATCTTGTCCTGCAAAAGCTTGAGCAGGAGTACCTGATATTAAAGATGCATTCTCATTAGCAGGATCCATGGGTTGTGGTTGAGGTGGTGGTGGTAGAAGTTTCTCAACATCTTGTACACCCATTGCACCGTACATTCTTCTGTATGCTTCATGCAATCCAGCAGGGCCATGTATTTCAGGATTGCTTTGTACTGTTCTCAGTATTTCTTGAGCCATCATAACTCTCTGACTCATGGAGAAAGTATTAGGATCTGATACAGGTAATACGTCTACTCTGTCATCAAAGTCTTGAGCTTTAATAGTTTGGTTGCCGTTAGCTGTAAAGTAAGGATAGTCTGGTGGTAAGTATTCACTAAAGACAGAGGCTAGTATTTCAAACTCTATTCTTTGAGACGAATGCAATCTTTTGTGAATCGCACTCATTACACGAGTGCCGCGTTCTAACAATGCAATCGTTGTTCCAACAGGAGCATTCTGATTGCCATCACCAACTTGTGTATCAGCTATCGAAGCGAAACGCCTTCCACTGTCGACCAAGATACCCAGGAGAGAGAGTAGGGTTTGGCTTGGTTCCTTAAAAGGTAACGGTACAAAGGCATCTCGCAAACTTCCGCCAGGGGCATCCATGTCTCTGAACTCACCAGGTTGAAGTGGTTGATCATCATTACGGATACGAATACCACGGGCTTTAAATCCAGCAGGTAAGTTCGATAGAGTACCTGAATCAATTAGCTGTCTTAGAATCGAAGTCGATGCTTTAGACAAGCCACCTATCATGTGAGTCAAACCAAAGCCGTAGAATCCTAGACCTGGTAAGAATTTATAGTGAACAAAGTAGTTAATACGTCTTTTTAATTGATCTGTTTCTTTGTAGTTTCTACGTATAGATAACACCTTATCATTTGCTATAGTAATGATATAAGGTAGTTTTATGCCTGTTGGCTCTCCTTCAGAGTCAAGTTCTTCGTATCCTTCTAAATCTAATTCAGTATGAACTTCATGAACTCTGCACGTATCATTGTCATCGTAACTAGGGCTAACGCCTTGAAGATCATCTATCTCTTCTTGAACCTCATCAATATCATCAGCCATCATGCTACCTGTAGATATATCTACGTCACGATAAAAGCCCACTTGTTGTAATTTCTTGATGTCATTCATTGACATATCAATGACATGCGTAATTCTTGTAGCACTATGTAAGTCAGTGGCGGCGTAAGGTACGATTAAGTCCTCACTAGGTATAAACTTTGATACAGCTCTGCCTAGATTCTGATCGTAGTAAACTTTTCTAAATGCAGATCCTGATAGCGGTAGATAAAACAACATCTGATCTGTTTCAGAGTCATACTCTTTCATAACCTGCATAAGCTGGTAGTTCATAAACTCTTGTACACGTGATGCCTGTTGCTCTGTTTCAGCGTTAGACATACCAATAACTTGAGTCTTAACAGGCCCTTGAGATGGTAGTAATTCGTTATAAGCCTGTGCTTGGAACTGGGTAACAGATTCGGCTAAAAGCGGGTGCATAACTCCAGAAGCACCCTCAAATGGCTGGGATCTTTCCTCGTACTTCATACCTAAGTATTCAAGTCCTTCTTTGTAAGTCTTCTCCCAGTCAGATCGAGACTCTTTATCAGAATCAATGTTGCCCATTAGATCATTAACAACATTGCTAAGATCAGAAGAATCTAAATCTTCAGCTAAGTTAGCATAAAAGTCTGTATTCTCTACTGGTGGAGTAACATCACCAAACATGATAGAGCCATCATCCATTTCTTCAAAACCTTCAAAGTCAGGATTCTCCTCTTCGATGTCAACTTCAACTTCCATTTCCTTTGAACGATCACGAACTCCTAGTTCTACTTGATCTTCAAAGGTAATAGCCTTATCTATGTCTGCCATGTTATTCCTTTTATTTTAAAGCTCTACCAAAACCTCTTTTAGCTGCACCAACTCCTTTCGGAGAAATTGTAGCAGGGGTTTTTTTAACAGCAGAATTTTTTTGTCCTACTCCAGATTGATCATCTTTGATACGATCACTTTGTATTTTAGCACCACCTAAAGTACCTGCTGCTACAAATCCAGCTGTTGTTGCAAGATCTTTTTGTTCTTGACTAACCTTTCCATGTTTCTTTGGTTTTGGTTTTGGTTTAAGAGCTTTTTTTATTGGTTTTAATATTTTTTTTCCTATTAATTTTTTCATCTTAAAGCTTTACCAAAACCTCTCTTGGCTGCACCAACTCCTCTTCTTGAAGAAGATCTTTTAGAGCTAACTGATCCGCCGTCTTTGTACTTCATCATACCGCCGTCAGCTTTCTTCTTAGGCTTTCTAATAAAATCAATAAGACCTTTATCGCCACCGAACTTTTTATCTTTACCTAAAAGAACTCTTTTAACTGCATTAATTACAGGTCTTTTTCTTTTTTTGTTTTTATTAACTTGATCTACAATAGGCTGAACATTTTTAGCAGTTACTTTCTTTGCACCGCCAGCTTTATTGTAAGCAGCTAAACTTGAATAACCTTTATTCTTAAGATCATCTTTAGTTACAGCTGTGTATTTTTTACCGTTGTGAGTAAACTTAGTTGCTTCACCCTTAGCTCTAGCTTTTCTAAAAGCATCATCAAATGATCCGCCTTTATTTTTCTTAGCACGTTCAAGTAAAGTTAATCCTGTTAGACCTGTAGCTGCAGCTATTATTCCTTTACCTCTTCCTTTTGGAATAAAAGAATCTTTTTTTGGAGCTACTACTGCTGCTTTACTAGCAGGTGTTGTTTTCTTAATGGCTGTTTTCTTAGCTGTTGTTTTTGTTACAGATTTACTAGCAGGGTTTTGTGTAGTGCCAACTCTTGTTCCTGGAGCTGGCTGTCCTTGTGCCCTACGTACTTTTGGCTTTGGCTTTGGTTTAATAGTCCTTGCTATTTTTTTTACTACTGTTTTTTTTGCTGTTTTTGCTACCATGTTATTACTCCTAATAATATATTCGTTGTCTAGGTATGGGCTCATCGTCTTCCTCGTCTGAGTCCAATCTTATAAAATTACCTTGACGAAATCTTAGTATAGCCTGTGTTGTTGAATCTACAAAATCATCGTGCTCTCCAAATGGGAAAGCCGCACATTCCTCTATCACTTCTTCTGCGAAGATCGTATCTGGAGCCCAAACCATACCTGCTTCAAACACTGGCGAAGCTGAATGTACACGAGTAACTTTGTCTCTTCCTTTAGTCGGGCGATAGTTCACAACTGGGATCCCCATCATCCTCAACTCATGCGTCAAAGGTGTACCACTTGCTTGGGATTCTACCAACACTATGTCAGGTTGCCAAGACATAAATTCATCATAGGCTGTTGACTTTAGTTCGGGAAAGTCCCAGCGTCCTTTTCTAGCGTCAAGCAAAATAATAGATTCAGGTGATCCATCGCTAGGACGAAACACGCCCCATGTGGTAATCGCAGAATAGTCAGCTGTCTCCTTAGAACTAAACGCGGTATCGTAGGACTGTAATATGTAGGTGGTGTTGGGCGGTTCATCGTGTTCCCATTTCTGCCACCAGTCTCGCTTAAGCAAAGCACCCTCTTCACTGGTAGGATTCTGCATATACTGAGCATTCCACTTAGATATAGGGATCGAAGCCTTAACAGACTCCAGCTCCTCGAGCTTCCAAAACTCGGGCCATAAAGGCGTATTATCCTCTAATATCGCAGGTAATTCTAATATATCCCACTGATCTGCGTGGTCTTCTGACATTCTCTTAA